CTTGCCCCCTTTGGTTTTACCTCCGGAGCGTGTCCATCCTCTTTTCTTGGAATAAGCATGAGTTTCAAGAAACTCTTTCTCATTCGCTCGATAAGTCCTCATTGCGGCCTCTGCGTTGATTTGTTCCCACTCTTCCTCCATAACTCCTTCATCATAACGATGCTCACCGCGAGCCCTGGCGTTCTTTTGGAACTCAGCGGCCTTTTGGGCCGCAAGGACTCGCTCTCGATAATCATTAGCTGAATCATCAGAGGAGGAGCTGGAACTACTCTTCGCAGTAGTGGCTTCATTCTGGCGTGTGTGGTCTTGCAACACAGCAGCTGAAATGAAGAGGTTAGTGACAACTCCTTTCTCACTCATTCCTGCCAAATGCATCCCAACCAAATACTTAACGCCGTTGTCCAATTGTTGGACCTCAGCGCCAGAATGGCCGGGGACAGTTGAGTAGGAACCTCGAAACATGAAATTGAAAGACGTCTGTTCGGGAATACCTTCCGAAACAGTGCCGTACTCCGTACCGTCCTTACACGCACTAACGTAAACACGCTTATCCATAACAAGATTGCGCACTTTCGCTTTCGACGTGGAAGTCCGAGCAAACGCTGCTTTCCCGACCCGATAGATGACATAGTCGTCTTCATCAGAAGGAGACTCCTTAATCACCAATTTCGGGTCGAAAGTGAGCGTCGCCACGTTTCGGGAAAACCCTTTCATTTTAAACTCTGCGTCTGATAGCAACTTCAAGACATGGTTCGGGACCCACATGTCCTCTTCGGACACGCGAATACCCATACCAACAAACTCGAACTCCCCGAGCGCACTCTTTGCAAAGAGACGAACGGAAGAGCTTAAATGCATCGCGCCAGTAGCTTTGATGTCAGAATGGACAGTCAAAGATTCCTGGCCGAAAGACGGCACAGCCAATTTTGAGCGTTTATGCAGCACCTCACCCACCTCTAAGGGGGGGCTGGGCGGATCAACCTCTGCTTGCTCCACGAGAAAAGACAACCGACCGAAAATGGTTCTCAAAGCGAGCCACCCATCCCTAGGGGACTTCTTAATAGTAGCCCCGAAAAGATAAGAGACCACAGAGATCAAAATCGTTCGATTGTCAACGTGGACGGAAGGACTGAGTTCACTCAAGCGCGTTTTAAGCTTGCGTGCAAGTTGCCACATGATCCAACAGGCCTCAAAGATTAATTGATTGGCCTTGACCATGAGCTCCCTGGTCTCAGGTTCCTCAGACATTGATTTCAGTGTACTTTCCATCTTAGAATCGGGTAATGGAACGTACAAT